CGAAGGGCCTTGTAGGCGGCGATCTCTTCCGGGGTGAGGCCGCGTTCGATGGGGGTTTTGAGGGCATACTGTATAAGCAGCGGATTTCCGGCTTCTTTTCTTTTTCTGAGCCAGTTAACCCATGGTTCGGAGCTTGGGTTATTTTCATCCCAATCAGGTAATAGAGATCTGGGAACTCGGAATGGCATATAGTCACCCATCGAAAAACCAATAACCGAGGTGTTAAATAGATTAGTAGTAATAACAAAATAATTACTTAACCCGCAATACTTAATGGCGTCCCAGTCCTTTTCTCCACTGGTTCCGTTGATATAAGAATAAAATGCCAAAGTATTGTAGTTGTCATTATTCCCCCACAACCCTTTACCATCCCATTTATTTTGAGATGTGTAAACATCCTTCTCTGCTACCCGCTGCACATACTTCCCGCGCCCAAGATCGATCTCGTCGCATACCCACTGCTGGCCCTTGGCATCTGTATAGTTGCCGCCGGATGATACCGGGATCCCTGGAAGGCCGTTTGGAGTGGATAGCGTAAGGGACTGGGAGTGATCTGCACCGTCAGATACTGCCACGCCGAGGTTTCCGCTCTTCCCCGCCGTCTCCATCTCCTGCGGAGTTTCCGGGCTTGGCGTTCCCTTCTGATCCGTCCGCCCAAACACCCGCAGCCCCTTAAACGCCCGGCCCTCGGCGGCGTCCTTGATGGTGATGTCCGTGCCGGTGACAACAGCGTCAATCAGCTTAGGACCTCGATGCATACGGTACAGACGACCGGGATCCAATCCGATATATCCCATACCAATGATCATATCTTTTCCTAATCTATCCATACTCACCACTTAATCCTTTGAATTTCAACGCTGTTTTCCTCTGCCGCTGTTGAATACACATACAACGTGTTGAATGTCATCCCCGTCCCCGATGCCAAAACATTAACCGTAACAAGCTGTGCGGCATTTGGCAGAATTCTGATCGTTCCCTTTGCCCCCGGGGATACGTCGGATGATGCAGAAACATATATATCATTTTGTCCGAAATTTTTTACTAATACCTCTTTTGTAATCCCTTCCAAAAGAACCGTAACTTTATTTCCTTCCAGCGTAGATATTGTTCTTACGTCAAAGATCATTTTCTCCCTCCATCTGCTCTTTCAATACCCATTTCAGTCTATTCACTATATCTGAAACGGAAATACTACTCTCTGTTTCAAAGTTCACTCTAATATTCGGCGATAATGTCATAGATACCTGTCCCGCATTGCCAGGAGCAGGCCGAAGGATCTCCAACACTTCACTGTCCCCGCATCGGGAATATGTGATCTGTTCATATCCGTACGGAATATCATTCTTTTCTTCTTTGCTCATGACGCTATCCTCCATTTTGGTAGTTTTGTCTTGCAGTAGTACCGGAGAGCATCCGGCCCATGATCCTGCTGTTTTACCGGTTTCTCCTCACCACGTTCGGCAGCCTTATCGTCCCACACATAGGACTGCATTTCCGCAATTAGTCCATTACACCTGCGATTGATCCGGATATTCCTCTTAGCCAGAAGAGTGGATACAATGCGAATCCCATCTATTACCTCATTGTCTGCCGGTTTCACATAATAGCCACGCCCCTGCAGTTCGGTTATAAAGGAGGCAGCAGAGGGGTCTACAATGATCTCACACTGTTCCTCTGGCCTATTTCCCATGAACTCTGCCATATCATCCGCATACTGGGAATCTGTTCTCTGAGGATTGGGGCTGCGTCTGGCTTCTTCCGATCGGCTGTCCCACCGATATTCTCGATCAACCCATAGCGTCTGCCCATCGTCCCAGATATCCAGAAATACACAGGGATTCGTAGTACCGTAATCCACTGCTATGCTCCGAATCGCTGTGCTTTTCAAGCCCATCGGGCGCTGATCATCTGTATACAGATCGTCATCTGTGAACATGGTATAGGTCAGGCCCTCAGCGGCTTTCCACAGCCCCTTGATATAGCGTAGATAGAATACACCGGCATACATACCGCGGTACCGGGCCTTAATCTCTTCTGATAAACTCAGGTTATCATCCATGGTGAAATGCAGATACAGAAGTTTTTTCTTCCGGCACTTATCGATCCAGTTAAGCTTAAACCAATGCATCGGCCCTGCTGGATTGCAGTTAAACCAAAATTTCCGGCCCTCCACAGAACACCGGCCAGTAGCCTGATTGACAAAGGATTCCGGCATCAGTGCAACCTCATCAAAAAAGGTGCCCGCTGCCGTAATGCCCTGCACCAGATCCTGAGAGCCTTCGTCTTTTCCACCAAAAATGAAAAATAATTTGTCTTCCCTTTTCTTGTGACCTCCAGCATATTGGGAAGATCTCCAGAAATGTGATAATCCCAGCGGTATCCTCTGCTGGTAAGCATCAGCTTAAGATTCTGCAGCACGTTACGCTTGAAAGAACTGATCGTCTTTCCAGCCATAATAAAGTTCTTGCCGTCATGACGTTCCATGGCCCACATCACATAGGACAATGACATACTGACTGTCTTTCCTGATCGGATCGCACCGTCTGCGATGATCCCATCCTTATCCTTCACGGGACTGGAATCTACCCACCAGGTAAAAACCTGACGCTGTTTCCGAGAGAACTTTTGAAACTTAAATATCGGTCGTTTCTTCTTTATTGTTCAAATCCTCCGTTTCTTCTTTATCTGCAGAATCAGACCAGTCATCCTCCGTAGCATCATTAAATGCATCAATAAATCCATCATCTTCTGGCTCTTCTTCGTCCTCCTGACCTGCCTTTGCTTTGGCCGCTGCCGTCCTGATCTTCTGTTCCTCTAAATCCTCTTCTGACTTGGTAGTCTGACCCAGGGTATCGCGGATAGCAATGTACGCTTTCACATTACCAGACAGTGCCTCCCGTATCATAGCTGCATTAACAGCTGATTCCAGCGTACTGTCAAGTCCCAACGCATTCAGGACCGGAGTCCATTCTGGGCTATCTATTTCAGCCGTAAGGAGAGCGTTTAGTGTTTTCCGAAAGTCTGCTTTTCTGCGGCGGGCCGCACCAGATGCTTTGCCTCCTTTTCTTCCGTTTTTCACGGCTTCCTCACGGCTTTGATTACTTGTAAAAGGCACTAAGTTTTCATTGTTTGCCATCACCTCACCTTCCTATCTGGCTAAATTTTTGCAATCAAAAAGAGGCAGCCTGGGCTACCTCTCATTCGTTTCGTTTTTTGGGTATGGAAAAAGAGCCACATGGTGACGGCTCGATTCTGTGTCACATGATATAGTCACTTATTCGTGTCTAGTTTTAGCACTTCAGCATTTTTATACAACATATCCAATTCTTCACTCCACAATTTTAATTTAATTAAAATATTTTTTGTTTCGATGAAATCTTCATCAGTCATAATAATTGTTGCCATAAACGCACTATACTCTGCATCGGACTGAGCCATTAACAAAATATCGCGAATTCCATTTAATATCTTCGTTTTATTATATTGTTTTCCATCAGTTCTTTTAGAAAGAGCAATTGCCTTCTCGTGTATGTCTTCAAGTTTCTTACACATTGTGTCTGCAATTTCAATTCTAGGGGTCACTAGTCTTGATCGATTATTCAAGTCTAATAGATCCACAGTCCTTCTTCCTTTACTGTCAAGATCATTATTTTTACTTCTAATCATATATTGTTTTAGATACAAATATTCTCTTGGATCATCAACAGATGGGTTGATAATTTCACCATCTTTTATAATATCATGCGTTCCCTTGTTCGAATTGCACTGCCTACATGATGGTAATAAATTATCCCAAGATACAACCTCGTCAGGATATCCATCTTTATAAAGAAAATGTTCCACTTGCATTTCTCTGCTCTGCGTTCCTAGCTTTACTTCACAATAGCAGCACTTTTCATGCGACATTTTCTTCAAAGTATCCACAATATACTTTTTTCTCCAAACTGGATTTCCGTTCTCTTTAAATTCCTTAACCAACTGATTTTCAACTTCCGGAGTTAGTTCAATGGGTTTATCTGGGCGTATTAACTTAATCATAACTTCTACTCCTCCATACCTGCCATTTGGATTTGTAAAAGTCTTCTCAGTGTACTATTAGGATGAAGCATTTTATCTAAAATAGCATAATTTTTCTTAATTTCTGGGATATTCTCATCCATCATTGCCTTGTCAAATGCCTTAATTGTACTAGCATACACATCCGAAGTTGTACTAGGCATTCCCATAACATCTTTAAGAATTTCTTCCAATGTCCAGCCTTGTAGTCCATATTCGCCTAATTTCAGCTCTTTAAGTTTTGTATTTCCATTCTCATCTAAAGCAATAGCAATAATTTCGTCTTTCTCTATGCACTGAAGTATACTCGGACTATGAGTTGTTACTATAATTTGAGCAGACTCAAATATACTTTTTAATGTCTTCAACAGTTTTGCCTGCCATAGAGGATGCAAATGCATATCTACTTCATCAATTAGTATAATACCTTCAAAATCACTATGAGAAAGATCTTTGAATCTATATTCTATCTCTTTCAAAATCCCTAAAATAATGTATATACATGTTTTGTATCCTGAAGATAAATATTCAAAAAACACTGTTCCTTTTGTCGTTTCCAGCATTATATCATTGGTATGTGGATCAATATAATCAAATCTCGTAGTTCCATCTAGAATCCCAAATGCCTTCTGAGCTTCCTCTAAATTCTTTTTCATTGCATTTGTAAATCCCTTTTCTTGTTTAGAAAATAGACATCGATTTACAAACCATCCCTTGATCTCTTTTGAAGAAATACCAAGTGAAGCTTGATTTCCTATCTGATAATCTGCGTACTGCATATCGCTTGGTATAGCAGACAGTCCAGAATATTTAATTTCTCGGTTAGCTTGAAAATTCATTACAAATTTTGCATCTTTCAAATGCGTAACCGATTCTTTTTTCTCATGCGGAAGAAAATCTACCACCTTTCTATTTTCAGTGAATTCAGAAAATCTAGCAATATATTTCCCTTCTTGCACTTCTGCATTTCTTTTTATAATTTTCTCATTGTAAACAAAAGCATCAGCAATAATGTTTAAAATTGTTGTTTTTCCAACGCCATTCTCACCGCAAATTACATTCAATCTTGGATTAAATGTAAGTGATAATTGTTTTATTCCACCTATACCACTTATGTCCAATTTCTCGATTTTCATTTTTTGTCCTCCACCCAAAATCAACATAGTTGATATCATAGTATCACCTTTTTACCTCTCATTCAACTTAAAATCTTAACAGCACAAAAAGACACCCTATCTCTAGGATGTCTCTTGCACCTGGAACGTCTGGGTGGAGATCCCTAAACCAGGCTAACGGATCCTACAGGAATCGAACCTGTGACACGGTGGTTAACAGCCACCTGCTCTGCCAGCTGAGCTAAGGATCCAATAAAATGTGGGGCGGCCCAGCTGTTACGCCGGGCCATGTACTCAATGAAGAGGTATTGGTCGAAAGCCGTCGGCTGTATGCCTTTGGCTTCGGATTTTATTATAAAACGATATTTCCGATATAAACGATGTTTTTACTTAATTCCACAACTTTTTAAGTATTTATCCCGAATATATAGTCTCGGATAGTCTGGGTTATCCCGATACCCCAGTCTTTTTGCAACCTCTTTCCATGGCAGCCCATCCAGATAGAAATATTCAAATACTTTCCTGGTAGCCGTATCCTCGATTGCCTCAACCCACTTTCTAATTTCTTCTGCTTCTGCCTCTTTCTGATCCAGAAGCCGGCGCTTTCTTCTATATCGTTCACCATCAAAGCCCACCACTGCCTGCGGACGTTCAAAGCCCTTACTATAGTCTTTTATGACGCTGCTCCCCAGCCCTGCATCTGTTGTATTCATTTCATTCAGTTCCCACCTCAGGATCGCAATTTCCTGCATCAGTCTCTTGTAGCTTTCCAAGCGCTTTATTGTCATTTCCAACGGTATCACCTCCTGTATCTCTCATCCGGGCATAATGACGTATACGCATAGGCCGGCATCCGGGCTGACCACTCATCCAGCTTCGGCCCCCGGATCGCCTCTGCGTCACTGGCCGCTACTGCCCGCTCTCTCCGCAGCCGGTTCGCCTTCCTTTGGGCCTCCGTTTTTACAATCCCCATTATGTATCCCTTCTTTCTGGCCCCGCAGCAGGGCTATGGCGTATTCCAGGTATGGATTTTTCTTCTGCCACATGACTATCCCATCCTTTTATTCCACTTTTTAATTGCCTCTTCCGGTGTATTAAAACTGCTCGTCCTCAGGGCACCCGCCAGAGAGCAATTCCCGTGAAATATGTGATACCCTATGTATTTTGTATCTTTACAATACGTTTTTATTAAGACAGCGTGGCCTCCACAGAATGGACATGGCAATATTTTGTTTTCATCTATCTCTGAATATCTTATAAAATCATGCATTATTTCTCGCCTCTCAAATGTCAGATTAGTTACTCTGCCATTCATACTCTCCAAAATACAACATAGCACATATGACTCGTATCAAAGGTTATTGAGATGATATTTTCACTTGTTATACCTTCCCAATTACTGGCCTTCTCCAGAATCGCTGTATTGATATCATTAAGGTTGTTTGTGTACTGCCACATGATCATGATTTCTGCTCCTCCTCTATCTCTTTCAAATGTCAGTTTCGTTGTGTAACGTTATGTAATCTTACGCAACATTATCATTGAGATACTTGTCCAGGGCCTGCCGGATTACCCAGCTTATGGCCCTGTCCTCCTTCTGGCAGAAGGCAGTTACCCGTTTTAGTTGCTCCGGATCCATGCTTATGTTCTGCCGGATGTACTTCTTATCGGCTTCTTTCTTTGGTCTTGCCATGCCTCTGCCACCTTCCGTGTATAGATACACACTTTTACTTAATCTTAAATTGATCAACCAATAGATCAACGTTTCATTTAGAAAGTTGATTAACTATTTGTCTGCACTGGTCATTCCACTCAAAACAATCTGGTTTATATGGTTTATCGCCAATCTTTCTTGTTTTTATTCTGCTTATTTTGCAGCAATGTCCTTCTTGCAACATCACGAATCCAAGCATATTGTCCGATTCACAATAGTGCCGATACATATATTGGCAATTCCCACATTTTTTATCTGGAATCTCTAATCTCGTCATCCTGTCATATATCGCAATCTGACAATCATAGAAATAATCGTTTATAAATCCCAGATTATTATTAATTGTATCTCTGAATTTTATTTCTTTATTTAATCTATCTTCATATGGATACAAAATAGCAAACAAACAATCTTCTCTGTACTTTTTATCAATAAAGTTATGTAAAAACGTTGATTTATCGACTTGCTCAACTAACGAATAATTAATACCTTCGTATTCGAAGTTATACGGCATTTCACTAATCATTTTTCTTCCAATCTTTCACTTACTCCCACACATCTGCCAGACACTTCACTGTCAAATTTCAGTTTACCAAATCAGTTTCTGGCCACATCTATTACAATAATTTTGTGATCCCGAAACGGCTCCAAGGCACTCTGGACAGTAATGTACCTTTGTTCCCGCTTTAAATACTACGATTCCTGCGCTTACATCTTCGTTTAAAATCTTTACTAT